CTGGTGTAGATGATTATGATGGTATGAATGATGATAGTGCAGAATCAGAGTGGAGATACCAATGTGATGAATTAAAAACAGGTGGACACTTATGAAAAAATATAGATTAGAATTATATGGTTGGGAAGTTGAAGCAGTAGGTCATTCCTTAACAGATAAACAAGTAGAAGGTATTCAATCTTTAATGAAAGAAAAAGAATATGGTGAACTATGGGAAGCTAGATGGGATATAGAAGAAAACGAAGAACTTGGATTAAACGATTGGTGGAGTCCGGATTTGTTTCACGAAACATCGCCACTAGATAACTCAGCACTTTATTGTTATCTATATGAGGATGATGTAGAGATAGCAAAATGGCAATTTCGCGATATTCCTCACGCGTGTGAAATCATAGGAGATGATGCGGCAGCTGAATTAAGTTCAGTACATTGTGCTATGCCTGAATATATAGAAGGTGTTGATAATATATTATGTTCATTTGATGAGAGTAAAGGTTGTCTTCAAGAATATGAATTTGAATCAGACACAATACCAACCGCCAAAGATTTCTATTATACTAATGGTTGTATAGAAACCGATGATGGTGATTGGGATATAATAGATAAATTCTTTTTCAAAGACACAGAGTTAGATGCAGAGTTTAATGGAGATACCACAGGTAAAGCTTCATCCGTAGAAATTTATCGTAAAGATGGTACAAGTATAATATAATGACAGACCACGAAGCATTAAGTAAACAACTACATGAAACTCAGATGGCTAATAAGTCATACAGAAATCTACCTCAACGGATAATGATGAAGAGGTGGGAAGAGTGTGGTAGAGATGTACATAAATTTTGGAATTCAATTGAATGGGATTCTACTTGGTTACGTCATGATACTGAAGAAGAGAAATATGCTAAAGATGTTACACGAGAATATAATAGACATCCATTTAGGAAGTTTATCCCCAAACCCAAAGAATATGTAGAGTTATGAACGAAATAAAATTTACACAATTTAAAGAATTGAACTATAAACCGCTAACAATAGGATTATGGAGACCATATCAAGTTGAGGTTGGATTCGTAGAAGATTATATAAAAAGAAGTGGAAAAGAAAATGATTTAATCATATTATTCAAATCACAAAATCAAAAATAATGAATGGATTAATAGTATATTTAGTAATAGGTACTTTATGGGCATTAGTAAATGAAGCCCATATAGAATCAAATGGTCACAGAATGAGATTAATTTTCTTATGGCCAGTTACCGTAACTGCTTTTATAATTGGAGTTATATCAGCAATGAATGATAGAAACAAAGATGATTATGATGAAGAAATGTAACGTTTGTAACAAAAGTAAACCAAGTATCTTATTTAAACGTAAGAAAAAAACTTGTAGAGCGTGTGAACGAACAATAGGTAACTATTTTATTCGGTTATTAGTTAAATCAAGAAGATTGACGCCCGCTGAACGATTGGGTAATCGATTAGGATATATGGGAACTGCATTTATTATGATGAGTCCCTATTTATTACCATATGATAATATAGGTGCATATACTTATTTATGTGGAGCAATATTATCATTACCACAAGTTTGGTTAGCAAAACAATGGAATTTAGTAATAGTAAACCTCAACCTATTAATTGGGTATGGTATGTACTTATTTGGGTAGAGTAATATATGGATATATCAAAACAAAAGTTTTTCGTAGGCACAGGATGCTCATATGGTAGAATCATTGATTCACTTCATAATTTTATAAATCAAAAGGATGCATTAAAACGTAATAATATTGATTTAGATAATGAGGTAAGTTTCGATGGTAGTGATAATATAGTGTTTATAAATGCTTCTGGACCATCACAAGGTTCAGATTATCAATCAGATTCTATAATATACGTTATTTCTAGGTTGTTAGAACTAGGTGCTACCACTACAAACATATATTGTGTAGTAGAATGGTCTGAAATCGGTAGAATTTCTTTCAATATACCAACAGGTGTAGATATTAATACTGATTTTATGAACTGGAAGAAATGGGGAGGTGATACCGTACAAGGTATATACGAGTATTCTTCCGAAATTCCTAATCAAATTGGTGGAATAACCCAAGGTTTTGCTGATTCAACCGATTTAACACTATATTTAAAAGATAAAATTGATGTTTATAGTGACCAAATTGGTCAATGTCATTCTAAATTAGGAAATACTTACTATATTAGTACAGGAACATGGGATTATAATAAAAAAATCAATGAACCAATGTTTGAAATCATGTGCGATGAGTATGAAAAAGCAGCTCTTAAACTACCACATGAGTTTTTTGTAAGAAGATATGTAGATAATATAGTAAAACTACAAACTTTTTTAAAAAAATGGAATATTAAGTATGACTTTTGTCAAATTTATTCCCAATTTAGTGGTTGGTACGAGTTTGAAGATGGTGCAAAAAGACAATTTCATATACATGATGATAATAAGTGGTATAATTCACCATTATTTAAAAAAAGATTTCCAAATAATAAGAGTAAGGATGTTTCTGAGGTATATCCTAATATAAAACCTGTATATAATTTAATTGATTGGGATAATTTTTGGTTTCATAAGGATAAAACAGGTGTTTTTCCAAAGGGAGGTATCGATGAATATTGTATTGATACATTTGGGGAGAGTTCATATGGTAATGCAATTACAGATATTATCAGATGGTTTAAATATCCATTAGAATTACCAACTACCGGAGTTACAGGTCATCCAGGTATATTATATTACTTCTTTTTAACCAATAATGTTATAAAAAATTGTGATTTCTTTAATATAAATGAAGAAATGTTAAAAAAAGTAAGAAAATTACAAGAAATAGATAGTGTAAGTGATGAAATTAGTGAAACATTACTATTTAAATCAGAGAAATTCACTCAAAGACAGTTTAATAATCAAGTTTCCGATATGGAAGTAGAAAAATTTATACAAAACAATGTTCAAAACATATAAAGTAACCGCAATATTAGAAGATAAATCCGAAGTAACGTTCCACATAGGTGGAGTAGATGAAAAAGGAGTGGGTATGACTGTATCAAAGATGGCAGGAATCCATATAATTAAGAATGTAGAGTTAGACTTGAACCCTCCAGTTGATAGTTACGATGAGAATTTCTTCGTAACAGAGAAACTTTAAAAAAAAATACTAAAAATTTAACGGAAAATTTGGTAATACGGAATTTATTTCGTATCTTTACATAGTAATGAAAGCTCGAATGGTGGAATTGGTAGACACGTTGGACTTAAAATCCAATGAACAGTAATGTTCGTGAGGGTTCAAGTCCCTCTTCGAGTACTAAAGAGAGGTAGTGAAGCTGTAATTGGGGAGTAGAGAGAATTAATTAGCGAAAAAAGGTTTGTAGTAGCTAATGCCTAAATTTGCACCCAATCAGAAACCTTGAAAGACCCGAAACCTCTCTTTTTTATGGACGAGTAGCTCAGCTGGATAGAGCAATGCCCTTCTAAGGCATCGGTCATAGGTTCGAATCCTATCTCGTTCACTATTAGGACTTTTAGCTCAGTTGGTTAGAGCACCGCACTCATAATGCGTAGGTCGATGGTTCGAGTCCATCAAGGTCCACCTAAATACAGAATTCAAATATTTATATATAATGAGTAAAGTAATAGAAATAATAGAAGGTTGGGCAAATGTGATGAAAGACCAATTCAACGCAGTAGAACCCGGTACTAAAGCTCTCAGTAAAGCAAGATTGTTAGAGTGTGATGAATGTGAGATACGACAAGGAAATAGTTGTTCTCCATTAATATACTCATATCATGTAAAAACTGGTAATAGAACAAGTGGGTGTGGTTGTAATATAGCAGCTAAAACCCTATCACCTTCATCGAGTTGCCCATTAGGTAAATGGTAGTTATATGAAAAAAAGATTATTATTTACATTAGGATGTTCCTTCACAGAAGGAGATGGTGGATATCCACCCGAACCATTCTTTGAACCAGAGGGAATTCCACTTGATGGTAGTAGAAGAGATGAACTACATGGTACTGAAGTAATGCAAAATTATAGAAATAGTTACCATGATTATTTTCATAACGAAACTTCATGGCCTACTCAACTAGCTAAAAGAAAAGGATTTGATAAGTTAATCAATATTGCTAAATGTGCAAGTTCAACTGGATATAACCTTAGAAGTTTATACGATAAGTATTGGAATTTCGATTGGGAGAATTATGATACCACTATGTTTATATGGTTAACAGATAGTATTAGATTTTCTTTTTATAGTGGTGGAGTTCCTCAAACATTTATGTGTGGAAATCCAGATAGACCATTTACATTAAGTGGTAGATATGCTAAAATTATACAAGATGTAGATATAGACCCTTTATTAGAACAAAGACATCATTTGAGAACACTTGAACAATATTGTGAAAATCGAGGTATTAAACTTGTGATTATGTCTTATTGGACTCATGAAGATGCCATGTTAAAAGATATGCACAAATCTAAACACTATGCTAGTCAAGAACCAGGTTGGACACCTATACCATTTGAGTATGGTCAATGGACATTAAATTCAGATGGAATACGAACTGGTAAGAGTGAGACTTGGGATTCGCGATATCATTCACCTATTTGTTATCATCCTAATAAAGAAGGATATTCACTTATAGTTGATACAATCATTGAACAATTAGATAAAGATAGACCAGATACACTTCACATAGAAAACTTTAATAATAATCCTGAATTAGTTTGGGATGGTGACCCTATTGGGTTTGAATATGCTGATGACCATAGAATTCAGTTTGACCACGAAGGGTTAACTCAAGATGAATATGAAAGTTATTATAAACATGGTAAATTACCAGACTAAAACAAATATATGGATGAATTTGATGATATGGATGACCTCTTCAACTTAGGTGGAGATGATGGAGATGATAGAGATAACATTGACGTTTATAAACGAGCACAACGAATGATGTTTGTAAATGATGTAGAACGCTTTCCATCTGCTCATATGGCGTTATCATTAGAGGAGTTTGTTGAGTTGTTTGATTCACCGGAAGATGAGGATATTGCAATATTAACACAATGTTTTATTACTTCATATATGAGATGTAATCCAGATAATGATGCAGAGATGGGTAATCTTGTAGGTAAATGGGGATTAGATTGGTTAGGTTTATTTTTAGCATATAATCAAAAGGTTGAGGAATATGAACTATGTTCTATCATAAAAGAAGTTATGGATGCTGGTGAGAAAAAACTTGATGAATGGAGAGCAGAAGAATTAGTACAATCAATAAAAGACCAGATTAGTTCCTAATGAAAATAATCAGAGCACTTTGGGGTGGTAATCGTATAGGTGAGATACTAAATGAGATTCCACTTAAACCTCAACACGATGAGGTTGTTTATGTTTGGGGTACGGAAAATTTGGAGTATCTGATATCACTTGGTTATGATACTCGTTATATGGTAGATTCAAAAACTACTGAATATTCATATGAATCGGAATATGCGTTAAAGTTAGAAGCTCTTGATTTAGCATATCAAGAGTTTAAAGAATTTCTTTTCTTAGATTGGGATTGTATTAACACAAAAAGTATATATGGTTTAGAATTTAATTCACCATCAATGCCGTTATACTCATATCCAAAAGATTACATTCACCCAAATACTAATTTACAAAAACAATTAGCATTATATAGTTGGGAATTTGAAGATACATATGTTATTCCAAATGCAAGTTGTATATCGGTTCAAGGTTTTAATCTTGGTAAAGAACTTAAGAGTATTCATGCTGAACATAACTTTAATACATTGGTAGAAGAGTTTGCTTTTAAAGTATTTACGAATTGTACACTTGATGAATATATTCAAAATTATGATTCACCTTATTTATATGGCAGAGAATCATCTCAATACTTTTTAGTAGGTGGTAATAAAGTAAACACCGCAAAGAAGTTAAACAAATATATTGGTAAAAAAAATATTAGATTTATACATGAGTAATGAAGAGTGGAGAAACTGGATTAAAACCAGTGGTTATATTGGATATGTAGGATGTTCCTTTACATGGGGACAGGGTTTGTGGAATTATGATAAGAATAATAAGAACACCCCAACCTATGATGAATATATTTTTGAAAACATACAACCAACCGAAGAATCCGATAATGTACGAAAGGAGTTAAGATATCCTAATTTACTATCTACACATTTCGGAACAGATGTTATTTCTAAAATGATGAATGGTGGTTCAGATACACAATCATATACAATATTACAAGATGTTCTTAATAGTCGTTCACAAAATCCAGAAATGAGTGGTAAATGGCCTTTGGAAAAGATGAGGTTATTAATATTTCAACATTCAGCATTGGTAAGAAATAATCATGTATTCGATTACAAGGGTAAGAAGTATAGAGTCTATTTAAAAGGTGGAGAACATCATTTACAAATAGAGGATGATAACGATGAAAGAGAAAGAGGTTTTGGTTTATTTGAAATCTATCCATGGCAATCAATTAAAATTAATGGTGATACTAAAGAACAATATGAACAATGTGCACATGATGAAGATGCAGGTAAGTATGTTAGTAATGATATCTTCTTTGATTGGTTAGTAGATAATGGTATTACAATAGAAGAGTTTTGGTTACATCATTCTCGTGTATGGTTAAGAAAGATACAAGATTTATTACTTGAGTTTGATAATCTAGGTATTCCTATTGTATGTTGGCATTGGGAAGAAGAGTTATTAGGTGTAATACATGAAGAAGAATTCGATTGGATAAGAAGTATAACTGCTCCTATTATAGTTAACAACGTAGAATATCCTTATTATACAAAAGCAACCGAGGTACATCCTAATCTATTCATAAATAAAGATAAAGAAGCTAATAACTATCCACATGATACCGATGAACATCCTTCCAAATACGGTCATGAGATAATAACCTCCTCTATAATAACGAATCTACAAGATAGAGAAATCACCATATACCTTTAAGAAATACAAGCTAAAAGATTACAACCTCGAATGGTCATGACCAAAAGGGAATATAATCCCCTTTAACACAATTTCGGTACATCTTATAATAATATTACAAAGAGATTTAAGAACGGAGACAATCCAAACTCTAATCATAATCTCAGTACATCAATACATCATGGGTATAACAACATAACCTCTTGTGTATTCAGAAATTAACCGACCCCTAAATAAACACTCTCTAACACCTTCTCTACTCAGTTCTATAAGATAACTCTATAAGGAAATATAAAGGGAATGGTCACATCATATGGAACGTTTTGAGGGTATTCACACTCCAACTCCCTTCACTTCATGGTATTTGAGTACAATGTGGGTGTGGTATTGTTTAAATAAAGTTCGGATACCACCATATATAAATAAATAAATGTGGAATTTAAGGGGACTGAATTAGGATTGTAAGCTGGGAAGATAAGAAAGACTGAGAAGATGGGGAAGAATATCTGACACTATCAATAAAAAAGAAAGGGGAAAATTTATCTCTTCGACTGAGTAAAGTATTAAAAAAACGACTTGGGTAAAAAAATTTTAAAAAGACCGACACTTGCTTAGTGTCTATACTATTAAGTTAAAGGTTATATATTTTATTTTAAGTTATTTCTTTTTAAGTGTCTGGAGCGTCTGGTAATATAAATATATACAAATATATAAAACGTAATAAAAAGTTTTCAACAAGTTATTAACAATCGGAGAAAAGAGATTAAAACCTCGTAAGGAAATACCCCATGCAAAATAAATGAAAAAAGACTTGGATATATCATTTATTTTTCGTATATTTACATAGTAAATGAGTGATAATATAAAACATAAAACTATGAGTAAATTTGAAATTTGGTTAGACGAGGTAAACGAGAAAAGAAAACAACATTGGGATGATAACTATTCCTATAAACCTTACGAACCCCTCCATATCAAAAAAGGGCAAAAGTACATGAAGATAATTGATGGTACTACCGTATGGGGATTCGTTTCTATGTGGGAAGGTGTGTTCAAAGGAACATTGGTTTGTAAAGGAGATTTACTAAAACCGGCAAGTTGGAGTACTCCCGCTAAACATAGTAGAGGAAACATTTTTGATGGAACTGATTGTTGGGAATTCTATGGACCTAAATATCTAAAATAATATGGAAGTATCAAATACGATTAAATGGATGTATGTTTTAATGGCATCCTTTTTGTTTATCCTTGCACAAGGTGGTGCATGGTTACAACATAATTTACAATTTAAATATCCGAAGTTAGGACCTGAATGGTGGGGGTGGTATATTGCTGCGTTACCCATAACTTGGTTGTTTCTTAAATCAACACAACTTGGTGTTGAGGGATTCGGTAACTCATTATGGGCTAATCGATTCTTGGGATTCTCCGTTGGTATGATTGTTTATGCAATTCTTACAAGTCATTTCTTTAATCAACCAATGACTTCAAAAGTATGGGTACAAGTTAGTTTATGTGTTATTATAATGTGTGTACAAGTTTTTTGGAAAGAACAAATTCAATAAAAGAAATATGATAATACATGGGTTAGGTGATGAAAGTACGTTGGGTTGGAAATATAGTCTAAATTCAAATATATCTAAACAATACAAAAGTTGGTTGGATTCTAAATTTAATCAGTTGTACCATGAAGATTCATATCTACCATTAAAGAAAAACGTTTGGATTGAAAATTTATCAAATAAGTTAAAATGTGATTTTAATTTACTGGCTAAAGAAGGTAGTACTAATTTAGATATATTTAATTCTTTTGTATCCAATCTTGATTCATTTAAAGAAGGAGATGTTGTTATAATAAATTGGACAAACAATTATAAATTTAACGTTTATACTGATACCAAAGTTCATTCCATTTCTAACGTTTACGATTATACTAGTGTAACGGAGTATATTAATCCATGGCAAGTGACCGGTGTGTATAAAAATAGAAATACTATTGGTTCGGTATATGAGGTTCATACATATGAAAAGGCAATAATAGAAATTTCTAATAAAAAAAATATTCAAGTATTCTTTTGGAGTATTGATAATTTAAATCACCTAACATATGAAGATGATACGTTATTAAAACCAGAATACATATTAGGAAAATATTTAGTTAAACATAGAAAAGAATGTAACATAACTCCATTTGGAGATTATTACAGTGAACTAGATAAACCTTTATTTTATTCTTCCATTAACTATGTAGATAGTTTAATGATTATGATGATGGCAGATTCAAATGGAGAGATAGAATCCAATAAACTTTTGGGAGTAAGGGGTCATGATGTATTATCACATCACTTCTTTTCTCATTTTGTTAAATATTTAAAAAACAAAATAGTAACCAAAAATTTATTATTATGAACCAAATAGATTTACATGGATTAACACATGATGTAGCAGTGGATAGAGCTGAAGATTTTGTATTAATGGAATCACATAACTCTATGTTTGAATGTAGAGTAATAGTAGGTAATTCCTCTACAATGACAAACAAAGTTACTAAAATGTTAGATGGTCATGGATTTAGATATTATATTCCAAGTTGGAATGTAGGAGAAATAATAGTTTCAAATTAATAAAAATGATAAATAACCTATTCCCAACACCAGTATATTATAGTAGTATCGATGAGGAGATATTAAAAAGACTTCAAAAAGATATTACCGAATATGTAAAAAATAATGGTGATTTATTTAAGACAGCTGTTTGGAAATGTAATACAGAAACTAATATATTTTGTGAAGAGAAAAAAGCATTCTTTCCTGAATATCTAAAAGATACTATATTTAAACACACATCAGAATATCTTGTAGAATGTGGATTCAAACCGAGACCATTTTATGTTGAAGATTGTTGGATTACTCTTGGTGGTGATGGAGCATATCAGGAGTTACACGACCATTTAGGTGCAGGTAGTACATCAAATGGATTCTCATCGGTACTTTATATATCGATAGATAAAAACAAAGGTGGGGAGTTTGTTATACAATCACCAATTGATGTTTTAGCTAAATTACTTCCTGAATCAGAAAACGAATTACTTGCTCCACAAATACATATTGAACCACAAGAAGGAATGCTGGTATCGTTCCCCGCTTGGTTAAAACATGGAAGTTTACAATATAAATCAACTGAGAAAAAAAGAATATCAATAAGTTGGAATATAAATTTTAATTAAAAAATTTGGATATATGAAAATAATTTCGTATATTTGTATAAATAAAGGAATATATTATGGCAAATGAAATGGAAACATATGTTAGCATTAAAAATGGTAATAAAGAAGTATCCAAAAAATTAGATGAATTATTTACCCCAACGGAAGGTGAATATAATTCGAGAACCATTGAATTGATTAATCGTTTATATAATAAAGATTTTACTTGGGATATTAGTTTAAGTAAAGATGAAAATGAAGCAAATAAAAATACTTGGCCAGAATATAATTGGTTAGGGGATAATGTTGGGAGTAAATGGATTTATTCTGAATTTGATGGTGATGAAGATTTTTCATATATTCACCTTGTATTAACAACACCATGGTCAGTTCCACAAGGATTTCTAAAAAAACTATCAGAGATATTAAGTGATATAAAAAAAGATTGTTATATAGTTGGAACATATGAAGATGAAGGATATGACCCAATGGGAGCTTTCATATATGCAAACGGATATGATGATATTGAAGATTTAGATGAAGAAATTGATGATGATAGAATATGGGAGGATGATTTTTATACGGAAGAATTAAGAGAAAAAACATCTAAACTACAATCAGATATTGAAGATGCATATTTACAATTTCTAAATGAAAAAGAATAAACTAGGATTTACAGCAGGTAACTTTGATTTATTACATCCTGGTTACATTTATACTTTTGAAGAAGCAAAGAAACATTGTGATACGTTTATTGTATTCCTTCAGAAAGACCCATCTCTACATAGAAAATCTAAATATAAGCCAGTAATTCCATTGTATGAAAGATATAAAACTCTAATGGCTATAAAATATATTGATGCAGTTTATACTTATCAAACAGAAGAAGATTTATTAGATTTAATTACTTATTGGAAACCTGATGTAAGAATATTAGGTGAAGATTATATTGGAAAATCATTTACTGGAGATTATTTACCAATTGAAGTTATTTATACAACTCGTTCACATGAATGGTCAACAACAAAAGTAAAAGATTTAATTACAAAACAAACATTAAAACAAAATCCAAATATAAATGAGAAAACTGATATTCAAAATAGAGGATAACACCTCATCAAAACAAATAGAGTTCATAACAGATAGAACACCTGAATGGACAGAAGAACAATATACAAGAAATAGAGAACCACTAACAATGGAATTAATTAGTAATGAAGCAACGAAAGAAACAAAAGCCGTATCAAGAGAAATTTGATTCGGAAGATGGTATGAGTGTGGGTGAGTTATCTCATCACATAGGAAAGAAGATGACCGAGAAGGTACAGAAATCTCAAAAAGATTTCAAACGAAAATCAAAACACAAAAAAAGGGATAACTATGATGATTGGTATCCTGATAATTATTAAATTAATATATACTTATATATAATGGAAACATTTATTATATTTTTACTAGGAATTATTCTAACACTATGTGTAGTTGGAGTTGTATGGTCGGTTAAATCAATATCATCTATGAGAAAAGAAACTCAAGAATCTTTAGATGAAATTGAAGATTATACTGCATCTATTGATGAGATAAGAGATTTAATTCAAAAGGCAGAACGAGTTATTGTAGAACTAGATGCAAAGCATGATAATATAAATGAAGGAATTTATATTAACCTAGATACACTTGATTCAAATCAAAAGCAGATAGTAGATAGACTTGAAGAACTTGAAGATTTAGAAGAAGAACAAGAACCACAATAAAAACTGGCCCGTTCGTCTATCGGCTAGGACGCCAGGTTTTCATCCTGGTAAGAGGGGTTCGATTCCCCTACGGGCTACAAACATTAAAAATTATGATTATATTAGCAATAGTACTTTTATCTATCTCATGTATCTTGTTAGCAAGAGGAGTATATAAATTACAAAAAAAAGTAAACGATTTACACAATGAAACCAACAGTAGAGTATCTGAATACTATATTGAACTATCCCAAAAACTCGGTAGGGATTATGATGAGATTCATGAATTAATCCGAGGTGTTGAAATAGAGATTAAATCAGATAATAAGAAAAAATTAGAAAAGTTAACGGAACAGATTATAAAAAAGATTCCAACAACTAACGAAGAACTATTAAAAGAAGTTCAACAGATGAGAGATGATTTCTTTGCATTAAGACAAAACTTTTAATATGATAGGAGAAATGTCAGAGTGGTCGAATGTGCTTGACTTGAAATCAAGTGTACTGCAAGGTACCGGGGGTTCGAATCCCTCTTTCTCCGCAATGGTGGTATAACCACTAATTAATAATAATAAAAACATGAACAAATTAAAACAAAAGTTTGGTAAATACTTTCAATTCAAAAATACCACTAATGGAACAGATTACTTTCTAAGAGGATTAGCAACAGTACTATTTATTATTCCGATTGTAATCTTAATTGGAATAGGGGTTGCTCTAATCAAAACCAATGCAGTATTAGCAGGGTTGTTAGTTGGATTGGGTGCATTAGGTATCATACCAATGATTTGGTTTTCACTAGCAACAACTTACAAAAGAATCAATGCATTCTTTCCTAACAAAGCAGGGTGGTTACTTGCGTGTACATTCATATATGCTTTTGTATTAGAAGGATTCAATCCACAAAATGCAATCAATGTGTTAGATACACCAGCACCAACTTTACCCAATGGAGATTACATTACTTACCTTGTATTGGCTCTACCTTATTGGGGATGGAGTTTATATTTACTATTTGGTAATTCTAAAATTAAAAAACATATTGGATAATGAATAATAAAAGTAAAGATATATTAAAAGGAACGATTGCTCTTTCTATTATCACTACACTAATTTGGAGTTTAAATTTAAACTTTGGAATAGTATCAGCAAATTGGTTTGAAGTTTTTGGTGCAGGTACGTTGATAATTATGATACTTGCTTCAATTTTTGTTCGTAAGTAATAACTTAATAAAATGATATTTCCTTCCAATAAACGAAAGGCTAGATATATCAATGACCGATTATATATTATCCATGGGGTAATATCAATTGATAGAGTTAAGAATCCTACTCTGATTAAAGAATGGTTGGGAGTTGATACTGCATTCAAAGTAAACAAAGAAGGAGCGTATTGGTTTTGTGAATTAGTAGAAGAACCTGAATGGGAAGATATAAATTAAATACTTATATACTATGAGATGGGTAGAATACTTTAGAACATTGGCTCACACAGTCAAACTTAAATCCAAAGATGAAAACACACAGATTGGTGCAATTATCGTTGGTAACGATAAAGAAATTGTATCTACTGGTTATAACTCATTCCCACGAGGATTGGATGATACTAAGAAATCAAGACAAGAAAGACCCGAAAAGTATTATTGGTTTGAGCATGGTGAACGAAATGCAATATATAATGCAGCAAGAATAGGAGTATCAACTAAAGGTTGTACTATGTATCTATCTTGTGGAATTCCATGTGTAGATTGTGCAAGAGGAATCATAAATTCAGGTATCACACGAATCTTTTGTGAACGAGGTGTTACTACTAAAGGTACACATTGGGAAGAAAACTACAACAGAAGTTGGGACATGCTAGAAGAAGCAGGAATAGATGTTCAATTTTATGATGATGAATATGGTGGGTTGTAATACTTATTAGTACACCAACACATTTACATCATGACTCAATCTAAATTCACAGAAGGACTTTTATATGAATCCCATTCACTTGGTATATTTAATGAAGTATTTTCATTATCTAAACAATTGAGAGAAGAAGATAGAACACTAGATTTCGATGGTTCTATTGAAAAGGCGTTTTACAAACTATCTACCAAGTAATTTATATCCTTATATTTATAGTAGAAGGATATATAAATGGCACGTCAAAAAAATTCATATAGAGAAACAATTAGGGAAACCAATCCGTTTGACCCTCCACAAGAAAATGTCAGACCAGCACCTCCCAAAACCCCAAACTTTGTAGGTGCAGTTGAGATAACAAAACCATCTGGTAAGGTTACCTCAAACGGAGGTGGGAATTTCCCATCTAAATATCCTCAACTTTTAGCATCAATCGGTTCGGTTGTTAATGGTTTTTACAAAACCTTTACAGAAAAAGAATCATATGCAGCAGTGGATGTTAGTCATGTCATAACCAATAATAATGCAGTTGGTAATTTTTGTACATATCTAATTGATGGTAGTAGTGATTCAATTTCGGGAGACACAAACTGGAGAAGTTTTACAATAAAACAAGAAATGATAGAAGCACTCAAAGTTGGAGACCCTCCAAGTGCTACACCAGAAGAACCAAGTAAGGAAACTGCTGAACCAGTAACCGTAGTTGCAGACCCTGCACCAAAAGCAAGTCCTCCAACAAATACTACTACTCCAACAAATACTCCTACTCCAAGACCAAGAGGAATACGAGGAATGATTGGTAGAGGAAGAAGTTCCTCAACCTCAACTACACCTAGATATGCACCACAACGAGGTGGATTTGGTGGAAGTTCATCTGGTGGAGGTGGTTCAAGAAACAACACTATACTATCCGAAAACGGTCCACTTGGACGAGGTAACTACGAATTTGAAATTAGAAATCAAGGTTCTGATAATTATATTTTTAGAAATAATAACTGGAATAGATTATAATGAATACACAATTACTAAATACAGTTGATTGGAGAAAGTATCTAATAGAAGATGATGATAATCCACGAATAAAAAGATTTCTTGAATCGAGAGGAACTTCGATATTTACAGAACTAACTAGAGGAATTAATTCTGCTAATAAAAATGGTAGAAATAAAATAGTTGTAGTTGTTCATCCAAATGCAGGAAATGCTATATTAATAAAAGAATCTGAATTTATGGAAGTATATGATATAGCTATAAAGTATTTTGAAAAAAACGAAAACTATGAAGGGTGTAGTGAAGTATCAAAATACAAAAGTAATTTTATCAAAAGAAATTCAAAAAAAAGATTACAGAATCACAAAAACTTACTTTAGTATATTTATAGTAAAGATAAACAGGACAACACCATGAAGGGAACATTTTTCTCAGCAGATTTTATTAAAACAGATAATGGACTTAAATTCATAGAACTTAATACAGATACTATGGATGTATTTGGCGCGGTTGATGATGACGGAATTGATTACTCTGGACTTATAACATTACTACAAAACGAAACAATAGATACAATTGAAGTAATATATAAACCATCAATACAACAATCACTTGTAAACCACCTATCAGCATCTATTAGAGATAATGCCTCTTTTATCACAACATGGACATCACACGAAGAAGATTTCAACACAATATACCCAACTGCGGTAACCGATGCATCTAACAAATTTATTCTTAGATTTGCATATGATGAAAACGCTATCGTTGATTCTGTATATGCTAAACATGATGTAAATTCTTTATCTATATTTAATGAGTACACTGCATCGAGTGATGCAATTCCATTCTTTGTTAGTAGTTCCGATATGCATATTGATGTATTGGAAAGAAAAACTAATCCAGGAACTTTTCCAGATATTGTTCTTAAAAGTCAATGGTCAACAAGTACTGTTTCATTTATTAAATTAGGTGGACACTTGGATGATGGAATATATATAACTAGTGATAGCGGAACTCATGCTATAGTTGATGGTAACTATATTGATGTTCAAAACTTACAATACACACATGATTTAGTATCAGGTAGTTATGTAGAGCAAGCGGATGGAGACTTTATTGAAATAAATGGAAGTTATTATCCAAGAATGTGGCATATGACTGGTAGTGAAGATGAGGTTGAATGGATACCTAATCAAGATTTATTACCTACACATATTTTTGTAGATGGTACATATGAAACTGGTTCTGAACATGATGAAGCTCGTATTGAGTATTTCCTATCATCATCTGCATTAGATAGTCATTGTTATTATACTAACTTTGAATATGGTTCTGGTTCGATAGTTGATAATCATGTTACTTCTATTAGACATTATGGGATTGTATATGGTTCATCTCTTACTCACCTAAGTTTAGGAACTGTTAGTGGAAAGAGTATATTAGAGTTACCTACATACGATGATGTAAATTTTGGAGATTTTGATATAGAAGCTCACTTTTATAATAGAAAACATTACCATGAATTTTCAACTTCTTATATAAAAGAGAATAGTAGAAAACGAGGAGTATTCGAAACAGAAAATGTTGTATCAGCCAGTAACGAGATAGTTGATATAACAGATATAGTTAGTGGTTCTGTTGTAAAGGCGTTTTATATACCTGGTATAACTGATGATGAGGATTTAGCTTCTCACTTTATAAATGTATCTGTTGCAGGAAACACATTACCTGCAAATTCTGCTTATACACAATCTGTTGTAGTTTCAACACCTACTTCAATTGAGATGTGGAATAACATGATATATGAATTAAGAGTAAGTGGAAGTGATGAATCGAATTTTATGTCAACAGATACGAATGCTTTACTTTATGTAAGTTCTTCAAATGAATTTAAATTTAAAAATGTTACCTCAATAATACCTGGAGATGATTTCTTATTTAATGTAGATTCTAGTTTAATTCCAATTTTAACATCAAGTGTACATATACTAAATAATAACACAGGTTCTTTTATAGAGATGGATGTTGAAACAGAAGATAATTATATACTTGCAAATGATGCATCCGGAAATCAACAAGTAATGTTAACTGCAACTGTACACAACTTTAAAAAAGTACAATAAAAGGATAATACAATTATGGCTATTACAAAATCAGAAATACCGAGTTTAATTTACAAAACCAAACAAAATAATGCACAAAGTGTAACAGTAAGTGCGGCGGAAAAGGTTGAAGTAAATAGAATTATGGGAAACTTCTTTTCTTATGTTTTAGATAAACATTCGTAAACCACATCTATATACCAATATGTTATGAATTCAATATTTGTTTATTGGACAAAACCGTACCTATATAAAAACAATTCAATAGAATATAATTCAGATAAACACAACTGGGTTAAGGGGGTTGATTTATTAAGTTATGAAGTTGAATATACAAAAACATCTGCACTATCTGCAAGTAAATATGTAGGTAAATCTATACTATATACAGATTCATTAGGATATGAAGTATTCAAAAAATATAATCTTCTCGAATGTTATGATGAAATCAATGTTGATTTACTAAATGAATTTACAGACAACCACACATTTGATGCAGGTACATATTGGACATCTGGTAAAACATATGTAATATGTAATCAAAAAGAACCATTTATTTTTCTTGATTTAGATTTTATACTTTTAGAAAAAGTAGATTATGGATTATTAAAAAACTATGATTTAATTCACAATCAATGGGAATTGAGTAGAAATGACTTATACGTTTCTAATAATAAATTTAAACAACTAGATTTACCATATTACTATCCAAACAACTTATATCCAAATACAAGTTTTCTTTATGTAAATAATATAACTCTACTAAAAGAGTATTGGGAACTACATAAAAAAATTATTTATAATACTGAAGTAGAAACTGGTGTAGATACTTGGCTACTTGCAGACCAAGGTATTCTTGGATATATAGCAAGATTTATGAAACTAAACATAGGATGTTTGGAAGAATGTGCATATATTTCTCATGCAGATGATTGGAAGTATCCAGATGGGGTTGATTTAAACTATGGTGGTATGCCTTATAAAGTATATCTTGGTAAATACAAATCTATATCAATTAAATATTATCATGTTTGGCTTCATAAGGTAAAGTTAATCGAAAAGGAAGAAGAAAGAACTTTATTTTCAAATAAGATGAATACCCTAATTAAAAACTTAGAAAAAGGAACAACACTATTATGACATTAACATATAGCTTTGATTCTAGGATGGGTCTTTATGATGAAACTTCTAAAACAAAAACAACTTGTGTTTCTGATTTAAAATATCTATACGATATGTATAAAGCTTCCATGATACGAGCAAGGGAGTTTGGATATAAAATTAAATTATATGGAGATTCTATAACCATATCTAATTTAAAAGAATACATTGATAGTAGTTATTGTATTGATAATATTAAATTTGATTTAGTAGATGATTTAAAAATATGGATACATACACAGAATGATTTAGATTGTATAACATTTGATGGAGATATTATTCTAACTTCTCGATTGGATTTTATGAATGAATTCGGATACGATGCTATATTTGAAAATAAAGAAACTAAGAAAAATGTATTAAATAAAGAATGGGATAGTTACAATGGATATGTAACTATGCTAGAAATATTTGAAAAATATAATACTGATAAGTTAGTAAAGAACTACACCAATACTAATACCTTTTCTTGTAACGTTGGTGTTATAAAATTCAACAACCAATCTACTAAAGATGCATTAATAAGTGGTTACTATGAAATGAAAAATCATTATCTAAACAACATAGAACCAATTGATAATTTAAGAAAAAAGAAACTAATCCCATCACTTATAATCTGCCAATATCATTTTGCAAACACAATAGAATCAAATAAATTTAATGTTGGATTTTTAAGTGAATCCAATGGACATAGGTATTCTCACTGGGTTGGTGGAATAAAATTCTACAAAGTATGTATCCAAGAAGTATATAATATATTGAATGATGTTGAAAAAACATCTTTTATTTGATATTTATATGAACAAAGATGTTACTTTATGGATACAACAAAAATATTTCAACTTACACTATCGAAAGATACCCTAGTTGAATTTAACTTCTCAGAAGATTACAAAGTAGTTTTTGTAAATAAAAAGAACTATCCACAATATCTTGAGCAACTATTGCACTTATCCAATCTAATGAAAGATGACTTCACTTGGGTAGGTATTCCAGACAAACAAATGTTAAAGAGAAGATTCGAATCCTTTAACTCATCGGTACAACTATTTTATTACAACGATTTACCAATTGGATGGACGTGGGGAAATCCTAACTTCACTCCACTATGGGAAATAACGAATCAACCATTACAAGAAAATGAAATATACACTGGTGGTTCTTTTCTAAGTCAAAAAGTAAAAAAACCAAAAGGTAGTGGTACTGCTATGTATTATCTTACATATAAGAAATTTTTGTACATGGATGGAATAGATTGTTTATATGCGTATGTTGATAATTGGAATCACAAATCAATTCATCTTCTAAAAAAAATAGGTTTCACTAATTTTAATTTTATAAAGGAATAAATGGCAACACAAAACATTGGTAAAAATCCCCCAAAGGGAAAAGTTAGATTTTCAATATCATTATCGGATGAGCAGAAAGAGGCTAAAACAAATATATTATATCATCCGTATAACTTTGTTCTTGGAAAGGCAGGAAGTGGTAAGACATTACTTGCAGTACAAATCGGATTAGATATGTTCTTTCAGAGAAATATAAATCAAATCATTATAACAAGACCAACTGTATCTAATGAAGATAATGGATATCTGCCAGGTTCTTTAAATGAAAAGATGGAGCCGTGGTTAGTTCCAATTCGTTCTAATATGAGAAAGGTTTATAACAAACCAGCAATATTGGAAAAGATGGAGAACGATGAGAAGATAGAACTAGTATCATTATCTCACTTCAGAGGAAGAACCTTTGATAATGCGTGTGTTATTGTAGATGAGTTTCAAAACTTAACTAAACAACAACTTAGTATGGTATTGGGTAGATTGGGTAAAGGTTCTACTATGATACTTTGTGGAGACCCCCAACAAATTGATTTAAAATTTCCAAACGATTCAGCAATACATGATGTTGCCAAAGTAAAAGAATCTAAATATGTTTACTCAATTAACTTATTAGATAACCATAGACATGAATCATTAGATGAGATATTAAGATTGTTACAAAATTATGCATAATGATTTACAATTTTATAAAAAACATGGATGGGTACATTTACAAAAAAAGATAAGTGAAGATGTAGTTCATGAATTACAAACTCGTTCTATTAAATTAAGAAAATGGGTAAATGATAAGATAGGTCAACCTTGTAAATATGGTGGAGATACTCATTGGAAAGGGGTAGGTTGTGCAGGTATGTATGATACCTATCTTTTAGATTTTTATAAATCAAATCTCATGATTGATATTGCAAAAAAACTTTTAAATACTGAAGATGTTTGGTTGTATAACGACCAGGTTGTTGTTAAATTACCCAATGATAATTTTGGATTTGAAGAACATACTGATAATTCAATCGGAGGTAACTTTAATGAAGGTGGTAATACAATAAATATGTCCGTAATACTAACTGATTTTACGGATGAAAACGGAACACTACAATTAAGAGATACGAAGATATATCCAAAAGCTGGAGATATTGTTGTAATACATGGAGATACTCCTCATCAATCAAACCCAAACAACTCAGATAAACCCAGATGTTTATATGCGTGTGTTTATAGTGATAAACAAATTATTTTTAAAAACTTCTATAAAGAAAGAATAGTAAAATCTATTATATGAATACTCAAAGATTACATACACCACATTGGTTCAAAGGTAATATAAATAATATGTTCTTTGGGTTTGTAGATATGCTAACGGAACTTAAAACTATAAAGGATAAGAACACTACTATGATTGAGATAGGTTCTTATATGGGAGAATCCACGATGCTATTTGCATCATCTCAAATATTTGATAAGATTTATACAATAGAACCACATGAGGGACACGAGATATTTAACGAGAACCATGATTATTCTTGGGAACTTGTTAAACAACAATTCGAAATAAATACACGATACTTTGATAACATATCTTTAATATCAGATTATAGTTACAATGTTGTTGATACCTTTGAAGATAATAGTATAGATTTTATTTACATAGATGCTAATCACTTATACGAATCAGTAAAGCAAGATTTAACATTGTATTATCCTAAAGTAAAACCAGGTGGATATATTGGTGGTCATGATTATCAAAAAGATTGGCCTGGTGTAGTTACTGCAATACATGAGATAATTGGATATCCTGAAAAGGTATTTGATGATGGTTCTTGGATTAAACAAAAACCCAAAAAAATAAGTCAAAAAAGACTTGTATAATTCAATTATTTTTCGTATATTTACTATGTAAATGAGTGATAATTAAACCCTTTAAAATAGTAAATTATGTTAGTAGTATTAGAATCAGTAGGAAGTGTGTTCGACACAAATCAAGGAATTATTTACCCACAAAATATAGATGGAAGTTATGATAAAAACTTCTCTATATCAGTTATCGAAGAAGAAGTAGCTTCTGATTGGTGGGAATCGTTATCTTCTGAAGATTATAAAATAGTAATAAATAATTCATAAAAAGCTTGTATAATCCAAAATAAAGTCGTATATTACTTATGTAATAAGAAATGACAGTTAAACTTTAAAACAATGAATTATATAAACAACGAAAATGTTAAGTCAATACTTTCAATCGGTGATTGGGGAGTATCAGAATGTTCAATGAGTGGAACTATCGAATGGAATCATCCTTCGAAAAACACTACTATTCTCGCAACTCCCAATTGGGAAGAGGATGGATTAGTTCCAATTGATATGACTAATGAAAATGGTGAGTATGAAAAAATTATAGATGTGGTGTTGAGTGGTTCTTTATCACAACAACTTAATCAGTACGAAACAATTGTAGAATCAGTACTAGTAAATTTATAATATGATAAATACTAAAATTAAATTTGAAAACAAATACGGACAAATCCAAGAAGGAGTTGTTACAGATGCTAACTACCAATGTGACTGGGATAAAGACCTCAATGGGTGTATCCAAGTAGAAGTAGATTATGGTAGTAGTATTATAGGAACAGTAAATACATTAATAGATAAATCACAAATAATATGAGTTTAGAACTAAAAGAATATATGTTCACCTTTGAAGGTGGAGGATGGAATACTTGTTGGGCAAAAACCCTACGAGGAGCTAAGAAATTAGCAGTACAACAATATGCTGACTCTGATACTTTAAATGTAAGAGTTGATTCAGTTCACCTTGCAACTAAAGCAGGATTACGAGCAGCAATGAGTACCTTTTATTAAAACAATTAAATAAACAATTAAAATTTAAATTATGATTAAAGCAATTAAAAGTAAAATGTTAACTTACCTATTCAAAGATTGGGTAATGAATGAAACAGATTTAGAAACACTACAAGTATCTAAAGAATTTATTAAGAAACGAGAAATAGCAATTACAGGTCATATACCCATAATGGGATTCAGGTCTCATTTATCTCCGGAGAAAATAAACTGAAAATAAACACTAAAAAGTTTGGTAAATCCAAATTAAAGTCGTATATTTACATAGTAAATGAGTGAGAGTACTAACCTTAATAAAACAAAAAATTTGAAGAAAAAAGTAGTTTACATCGATATGGATGGAGTTTTAGTTGATTTAGAAAAAGCATTTGATAAGTTTTTCAAACTTCACCCTTATCTTAAAGAACGATACAAAGATAATCCTGACCATATCCAAGGTATATTCAGAAACCCACCTCCAATCAAAGGAGCAATTGAAGCTGTAAAGAAATTACATGAAAGTGGTAAGTATGAATTATTCATTGCAACTGCTGCTCCTTGGGGTAATCCTGGTTCAAATACTGATAAAAGATTTTGGATTGAAGAACACTTTGGAAACCTATTCCACAAGAAAATGTTTATCACTCACAGAAAAGATTTATTAATGGGTGATTACCTTATTGATGATAGAGTTAAGAATGGAGCTGGTGAGTTTAGTGGTGAGTTGTTAAGATTCGGATTGGATTGGGAAAACAACTACACACCAAATGAGTATCCAACTTGGGATAGTATATTAGAAAAGTTATTGTAATGAAAGATAATCATAGAAAAGAACAAACAGAAAAATTCGCATTAAGTGGAATAGCATTTTTTGGAGTATTACTTGTGGTATTGTTACTATTATCATCACTCATGAGTTGTAGTGTTGAAGATGATATCTTAGTATTAGAACAACCAACATTAGAAATAGATGGTAGATTACCTATCGATAATAATGGATACTATCATTTAGAACTAAATCAAAATACTAATCAAACAATACACACAGTAAGTGGTACTGTTGGTAATACACTTAATCTACCTCCTTTAAAAGTAGAATGGGAAAGTAACTTACAATGGGTATATCAAGATATGTTAGTAGATGTAAGTAACTCTTCTTCATATGTTATGGATGGAACTGTTAATAATGTAATAGGACCAGTTAGAACAATGCTAGGAGATACTCTTATATTAACAGGTACAATTAGAGAACATCTAATATCTGATTCTATAAAAATAGTATTAGAATGAAAACTAATTTTATAGAATTTCCATTTATACCAATTACAAAAAGTACATTTGAAAGACAAGAGTGGGAAGAACATACTGATACCGATGGGGAAGATGAAGAGGGCAATCCAATAACATATACTTATTATGTACTTCCATTACCAAAAGATAATCCAGATAAAAATGCACCTACTCTAATATCTTGTGCTAGTGATGAATGGGATGAGTTGGGGATTCCCAAGGGACATTTTGTTATTGAAATTTGTGATTTAGCCGGATTAGGGTTCTGTAAAACCGAAGAAGAGTTAATAATTCTTTACAGATGTTTAACTGGTGAAGATATAGAATGACACTTTGTCATGTTATATGTTGACAAAACTGACAAAATGTCATCTTATATGTTGACAAATACAATTGGTACGGATTTGGTACAATAGATAGTAAATGTATAATTAAAAAAAAAAGGAATATTATGTTTTACACAATTAATGAAAATTTCGTAGATAACTTCTTTAAGGATATCTACACAACAAAACCAACTAATAGATTGAATTCACAATTTGAAGCAACAACATTAGAAGATGGTAAACAACAAGTTACAATTAACACTATTGGACATAATCCAAAAGATATTACAGTAGATGTTACTGAAGAAGAAGTTACAATCAAATCTACTAAAGGAGAAAGTACTTCTTCGTTTGTAAAAAATATTGATTTAGTATTGACAGTTGGTACTGATTACGATGGTACAAAAACAACTGCTAAATTTGATAATGGGTTACTCACTCTCCTTATTGATAAGAAAACAAATAGAAAGGCAAAGTCTTTAAAGATTTCTTATTAACCCATAATCATTCAAAAGAAGAGGGAGAGTAAAATCTCCCTTTTTTTATATCCTAATATTTATACTTACACAATAAACTATATCAAATGAAAGATATTTACAAATCAAAAGTAGACGATACAATCGAAATGATGGAAACACGAGTTAAGATTGTAAAAGAAATGGTTACAGGAGAAAGACCTGCTGATTCTAAGCAAGCAGATACTTATCTACGAGAAGTCCTTGGAGGATTAGAAAAAGTACGAGAGATTGTAATTAGGGGGTAACCTTATGAAATTCAGAACAGTATTATTAGGATTAGCAGCATTGTTCGTGGCATTTAATGCGGCGTTCTTTTCGGTAAGTGGTTTATCTAAACTATTTGCTGGAGCAGCATTCTCTGTAATAATAATGGCAAGTTCATTAGAACTAGCAAAACTTATAACTGCTGGTTATCTTTACAACTATTGGGAAAAAATAAATAAATCATTTAGAATCTATCTAAGTATTGCAGTTCTTATATTAATCCTTATAACCTCACTAGGTATCTATGGATTCTTAACATCTGCATTTCAAGATACATTTAATCAATATAGTATAAAAGAAAAACAATTAGCATTCCTACAACAGAAAGAACAGTTTTGGGGTGATGATGTTGCAAGATATGATGAAGAACTTAAAAGAATTTCTACTAACATTAGTACTCTTTCTAATGCGAAATCTCAATCAATCCAAGTACGAGACACCTCGGTGGTTGGGGGCGTTAGAACAACCATCTCTACTTCCGAACTTAGGATGGCAGCGAAACGTATCGAAGTTGAAGAACAAAATCGTAAAGGTGTTCAATCCAAAAGAGAAGTAGCATCTGATTCACTTCAAGGAATACAGTTACAGATATTGGATTTAGAATCTATGGAAGGTGTATCATCTGAATTAGGACCACTTGAATATCTTAGTGGGTTGTTAGATAGACCTATGGATGTTATTATCAATTGGTTTATTCTAATCATTATATTTGTATTTGACCCATTAGCAGTTGCTCTTGTAATTGCATTTAACAACGCAGTAATGGTTGATAAAGGAATTGTTAAAAAAGATAAAGTAGTTCGTAAGAGAGAACTATATGGGGAAGATGATGATAGTGATGAGTTAAATGAAGAAGAAGAGGAATGGGCTAACGATGAAGATGTAAAAGATTTCTTAGAAAGAGAAGATTCATATGAAGTTGAGGAAGATGATGAGCTATTTACAGTTGCTGGAATGACAAATGATAAAGAACAATCTTTCAATGAGTTTCAAAAGAAACAAGATGAATTTGATAAAGCCGATTTAAATAAAGATGGTGTTGTAACTGAAGAAGAAGCACGAGAATCATATAAAAACGGAGGTTGGAAAAATGCATATAATGGTAAACCATTCTATCATCATCCTTGGTTTGATTGGTCTAAAACTAAAAGTTGGATAAACGATAGAAACGCTATAAACTATTGGATTAAATCCAGAGGTGGTTCACAAGGACAGTTAACAAAAATAAAACAACAATATCCAGACGATTTTACAACAAAAACTTATTAACATGAGTGTACAAATTACCGATAGAGCAAAAGCTCAATTACTAGACAGTTTAAAAGAAGAAAACAAATCAACCGATACACATCATCTGAGAGTTGGTGTACTGAGTGGTGGTTGTAGTGGTCTCCAATACTTTATGGAGTTTGGAGAAAAATCTGATACATTAGATGGTGATAAATCATTTGACTTAAATGATATTAAATTAGTAGTAGATAAGCAATCTTCAATGTATTTAATTGGGTCTCAATTAGATTATTCAAGTGGATTAAATGGTAAAGGATTTGAGTGGTCTAATCCTAACGCTAATAGAACTTGTGGATGTGGTGAAAGTTTTTCACTATAAAGCTTGTATAATTCAAATATTTTTCGTATATTTACATTGTAAATAAAACGTAAAACTATATATTATGAATTTAGGTTATGCCTGTATCAACATGACTCTTGGTTCTCAGAAACCAAAAGTTACTACAAATCGTTCAATGATTAAACGTACATTCTTAGAGAGGGGTGTAGAATATGCTGGTGAGTTAGGATTACAAAACTCACGAGATTTGTTCACTATTTTAGAGTGGAACAATACCAACAACATTAAATGTTTCAGATTATCTTCGGAGATGTTCCCATGGGCTTCTGAATATGATATAGAAAGTTCTCCATACTATAACAGAATAGAAACTATATTAAAAGCGTGTGGTAAATATGCTACTGATAATGGTATTCGTATCACATCACATCCTGGTCCTTTTAACGTATTAGTATCTCCTCGTGAGCACGTTGTAAAGAATACCATTACTGATTTAGAAGTTCATGGTAAGATATTTGATATGTTAGGATTATCTCGTACTCCATATAACAAACTAAACATTCATTGTAATGGTGTGTATGGTGATAAGATATCTGCTATGGATAGATTCTGTAAGAACTTTGAGAAACTATCACCAGCAGTACAAGGAAGGTTAACAGTAGAGAACGATGATAAAGCATCTATGTACTCTGTAAAAGATTTGATGTACATACATGAACGTATTGGTATTCCTATTGTATTTGATTACCATCACCACAAGTTCAACACAGGTGGTTTATCAGAACAAGAGGCATTAGAGTTAGCAATCTCTACATGGCCTGAAGGTATTACACCAATGGTTCATTATTCCGAATCAAAGGCATTACATGAAGAAAACGATAAACTCAAACCACAAGCTCACTCTGATTACATTAATGATTTACCAAACTTATATGGTAACAATGTAGATGTAATGGTTGAGGCAAAGGCAAAAGAACTATCTATACTTCCATATATTAATTCTAATAAGTGTGCGTATAGTGGATTATTAAGTACATCAAGTTATGAATAAAATAAAACAACACTTACAAAGATATATTGGGTGGTACTTTTTAGTAGCATCTATTGGATTGATTATAGGAGAAGAATACTTTACAGGTTTTCTTATAGGATTGATAACCCTTTTAAAAATACCACCATTCGATTGGATAGGTAGAGCTATGGATTGGGCGGCTGGAATCGGAGTTTATTGGGGATTGAAAATGAGAAGTTGGAAAGAGAAACAAAACAAACCAATTCAAGTAATAGTAACAATAGTTGCTATAATTATTATATTATTACTATGGTGGTTTATGCCTGAATGTGAACTATGTTAGAACCCAAAGAATGGTTAGATAAAAATGAGTGGGGAAATCAACCGATAGAATCGGATGCATTTTCTCATTACACAATGTTAGATACTTTAATGGAAGAGTATGCAAAATATTACATGAAAGAGAAATTAAAAAATATTACTAATACAATTAATGTTAATAAATTTATTTAATAATGGATAGAGGAAAACGATTACAAAAATCAGAATCAGCAAGAGAAAAAAGAATCAAAACAAAAGAAGTTATTGATACAGTAGAAAAACGAAAATATGCAGATGCTAAGAATCTTAAAAAGAAATATAAAAAGATTAAAGAAAGACATCACGATAATAAAATTTAAAATTATGAAAGAAGAAAAGAAAGTAAGACAATATAGAAGTAGACAAGGAAGAAGTGATAAACAATATTCCAACAATATGAAAGTAATGACATATGGTTGTTTAGGGTTAGGTACTATGATAATAGGAATAATTATATATGGTATAATAACCAATGGCTAACCAAAATAAAATACAAGAAGTAGTTGTAGTTCATAAAGGACCTCGTAAGAACTCAAAGATAATACTAGAAGTATTTGAAAATACACGAGTAGATGATATTATAAGTACACGAAAATTAAAACCATTAATACCAAAAGAAAACGAAATACTCGATATAGGAGTTGGAATAAGTTTTAAAGAAAGATATAAAAAGAAATATAAATTAAAGTGAGCACAAAAAAACATTTAGTAGTAATCGGTCATCCTGACCATAAATCATTTTGTTACAATGGTATATTTAAAACCATTATAAGACAACTGAAGAGATACAAAGAAACCTTTGAGGTTATTGATGTATATGATGATAAACTACATAGAAACCGAGAAGACTTGATAACTGAATATAAACGATTGGTTACATGGTCAACTCATATTTACTTTGTATCACCAGTATGGTGGTTTAGAATGACACCTAAGATGGAAACATTTTTCGATGAAGTATTTACACCAGGATTTGCATATAAGTTTGTACCTTTATTTGGTAAGTACGCTTATCCAAAACCATTTTTGAAAGATAAAAAGGTTAGAACATATATTACACATGGAGCACCTATGTTACCTGTTGTTACATTATATCTAAATTCAGTTAAGTTAAGATTGGTAATGGGTGTGTACACATTTGTATTTGGTTGGAACATTAATAGATGGAGAAAAACAAAACAATTCTGGTCAGTTCCATTTGTAGATAAGGAAAAAAGAGCAAAATACTTACGAGTAGTAAAAGAAGATATAAGAAAGGATTTAGGACTTTGAAATTAAGAGAAAATCAAATAGAACCAGTAGCAATTGGAGTTGAGTTTTTACGAACTCCAAAAATGAAACCATCGATTATCGTAGCACCAACTGCTTTCGGTAAATCGATTGTTATTGCTGCAATTGCCAAAGAACTTGGTGAAAAGATTTTGGTTCTACAACCATCAAAGGAGTTATTAGAACAAAACTATAATAAGTTTGTTACTCTTGGTGGAACTGCATCAATCTATTCAGCATCAGCTGGTAGTAAAGAAATGGGTCGTGTAACTTACGCAACAATTGGTTCGATAATCAATATTGCACACGAGTTCAAACAAATGGGGGTGAGTAAGATTATCATAGATGAGTGTGACAGATACCCACGAAACAAATCAGGACAATTAAGAAGATTTGTAGATGGTATGAAAGCAACTCATGTCCTTGGTCTTACTGCAACCCCCTTGAAATTACAAACTAATCTTGGAGATACTGGTCCATATTCAAAATTAGTAATGTTAACGAATCGTTCTAAACATGGTGTATTCTTTAAGTACATACTTCATGTTTCTCAGATTCAAGATATTGTTAAATTAAAGTATTGGAGTCCACTAGAATATCAATCATATGATTTCGATACAGGTGCACTTGTTTATAATTCAAGTGGTGCAGAATATACAAGTGATTCTATTGCTCGTTCTTATGAGAATCAAAACATTGGTGATAAGATTGTAAAGAAGATTGCAGAAGTACAAGATAGAAAATCTATATTAGTTGCAGTACCAACGATAGAACAAGCTACTAATCTTGCAAAAAGAATACCACAAGCAGCAGTAGTTCATGGAGGAACTCCAAAAGCTGATAGAAAAAGAATCATAGAAGAATTTAGAAATCAACAGATACGAGTTATTGTACAAGTTAATGTACTAACAGTTGGGTTTGATTATCCTGAATTAGATTGTTTGATTACCGGTAGACCAACCGCATCTATATCTTGGTGGTATCAGTTTGTTGGAAGAGGAACTCGTATTCACGATGATAAGAAAGATTGTTTGGTTGTAGATTTTGTAGGTTCAGTAGAAAAGTTTGGTAAAGTAGAAGAACTATATTATAAAGATACTGGTGGTGAAGAATGGGAATTGTTTGGAGAAGGTAAAAAGCAACTTACAGGTATTCCAATGCACGAAATAGGAATTCACTTAGAAGGTGGTATCAATCTTGCAGAAAAGAAAAACGAAGATGGTGATATAGAAAAGATTTATATGACCTTTGGAAAGTATAAAGGTAAACCTGTTGCATCAATTCCTCCTTATTATAGAAAATGGATGATAGATAATATCACATGGGGACCTTGGAATATAAAAATAAAAGAAGAAATAGAAAGATTACATAATTTATAATATGAATAGTTTAGATTTACGATACCAAAAGATATTGCAAGATATCTTGTTAGAAGGAAAGGAAAAGGGTGATAGAACTGGTACAGGTACTATATCTGTATTTGGTAAACAAATCAGACATGATATGAGTGAAGGGTTTCCTTTACTAACCACAAAGAAGATGGCAGTTAAAACTATGATGACTGAATTGAAGTGGTTTCTAAAAGGAGATACTAACATCAAATATTTAGTTGATAATAATTGTCATATTTGGGATGGTGATGCATATAAAGCATATCCACATAAAGATGAACTTACTCAAAAAGAGTTTATACAAAAAATAAAATCAGGTTGGGAGTTTGCAAGAAACTATGGAGAACTTGGACCAATTTATGGTAAACAATGGAGAGAATGGAATGTAAACGTACCTCACAAAACAATGGATGGGGTTTATCATACTAGAACAATAGACCAAATCCAAAATCTAATCAACGAACTCAAAACAAACCCCAATAGTAGAAGATTAATAGTATCAGCTTGGAACGTAGGTGAGTTAGGTGATGTAGTTCTTCCTCCTTGTCATTATGGATTCCAAGTTTATACGAGAGAGTTAAGTGATAGGGAGAGGTATGAGTATTGGTTTAAAAATAATTATGAGACAGGTATGGAATATAATGAGTCGAATATACCTAATTTTGATGATGATTATTATACGACAACACCGAAGAGGTCTATATCTTTAATGTGGAATCAACGTTCAGTAGATACATTCTTAGGGTTACCATTTAACATCGCATCATATGGTACGTTACTACAATTAATTGCTGATGAATGTGATATGATTGCTGGTGAACTGATTGGGAACTTAGGTGATACTCATTTATATAAAAATCATATTGAACAAGCAGAAGAACAAAGATTAAGAAGTTCTTTTACATTACCAACAATAAAATTATCTAACGTAGATATTTTAAGTGGAGAATGGGATTATGAAATAGAAGGATACAAATATCACCCAACAATTAAAGCACCTTTAAGTAATTAGCATATGAAATTTTGGGAAAGTGAAACTCTTACTGATTATAAATTATATGAGGAATTAAAACGAACTAAGGATTGGGGAAGATTGGCCGAATGGTTACCTATCTTATTAACTCAGTATCCTAAATTAATACCTTATATAGTAAACCGAATCGATAGTTGTTTTGGAACACATATTGTATATGTGGTAAGAACCAACAAAGGAATCAAAATCGGATATACCAAAAATTCAATCAAAGATAGATTTGCAGAAAATAGATACGAAGGTGCAGAATCATTCCAAATCATAGAGATATTAAGAGAAGATAAATTTCAAGCATTGGGAGCAGTTAAATTTGAATCTAAATTAAAACAATTAAATAAATCCTTTGGAATCAAAACTGATATGATAATGCCAGGAAAAGGAGAATTGTACGATGGCAAATACGAATCTGAAATTTTAAATCATTACGATGGTTATAAAAAGAAATACAAAGAAATAATAGGAATAAAATCACCTAATTAAAATATGGAACATAAAAGATTATACGAGATTAAGATTGAACAACTCGAAAAAGAAAATCAAGAACTTAAATTAAAACTTGAAAAACAAGATTTAATTAAGGAAGGTTATAAAGAAGAAATTTCAAAGTGGAATAAGAAATATAAAGATTTAAAAAACCAAATCAAAAATGGATAAAAAAGAAATTACCGCAGAAGTACGAAGATTGAAGTTAATAAAACCTCAAACACAAAAGATAAAATTACAAATCCAAAAGTTACAACAAAAATTAGAAGAATGATAAGAACCGCAGAATGTGTATCACCGATGCACCCAGATAAAATGTGTGATAGAATATCAGATAGATTATTAGATTTACATTTACAACAAGACCCAAACTCACGAGTAGCAATTGAAACTTGTGGAGGAATTGGTATGGTGTTTATTACAGGAGAAGTTACTTCAAATGCAGTAGTAACACGAGAAGATATCGTAAGAGCAGTACATAATATAACTACCGATGATAAGATTGAAGTTATCATTAACATCAACTCACAATCACCAGAGATTGCAAATGGAGTAGATACTGGTGGAGCAGGTGACCAAGGAATTATGATTGGTTATGCTTGTAGAGATAATGAAGAATTCTTACCACAAGAATATTATCTATCAAGAGAATTAAATAAATTTGTATTTGATAAATATCCATATGATGGTAAAACTCAAGTTACTATGAATGGTAACTCACTTAGAGTTGTTTGTTCATTCCAAAATGCACCAACCGAAATGTTAGAAGGTTTAGTGGGAGGATTCTTTAGTAGGTATCCACAATATCACATTGAAGCATTACATTGTAATCCTGCAGGTGATTGGAACATTGGTGGGTTTACTGCTGATGCTGGGTTAACTGGTAGAAAGTTAGCAGTAGATAATTACGGACCGAGAGTTCCAATTGGTGGAGGAGCGTTTAGTGGGAAGGATGCTACGAAGGTAGATAGAAGTGCGGCATATATGGGAAGAAGAATCGCAGTAGATATCTTAGAAGAAAGACCAGAGGTACAGGAAGTGATGGTACAACTTGCATATGCAATTGGATATAATCAACCACTTCAAGCAACAGCAATTGTTGATGGAAAACACGAATTTATTAAAGGATATGATTTATCTCCAAATGGAATTATTGATTTCCTAGAACTTAGAAATCCAATATTCGGTAGAACTGCTGGGTTTGGACACATGGGTGCAGGATTTAATTGGAAATAAATTAGGATATATGAAAATTTTTTCGTATATTTGTATAACAAATAGCTTAAGATGACTAAAAAATATAAAGTAATACTATTGAGTGGAGGATTTGACCCTGTTCATAAAGGACACATTGAGTGTATTAATATAGCTAAAGAATTGGCAGATGAAGTTTGGATTGGATTAAACAACGATAGTTGGTTACGAAGAAAAAAAGGTAAATCATTTATGAAAGAACAAGAAAGAGCTTTTATTATGAGTAATCTAAAAGCAGTTGATTGGGTTTATATAATGAATCCAAAATCAAGTGGAGATAATACTGCAATTGACTTTATAGATGAAGCTAGATTAAAGTGGATAAAAGAAGGAAGAGGTGAGTTGAAAGGTAATATGGCATTTGGTAATGGAGGAGATAGAACAGAAACAACTACACCAGAGAATGATGTATGTAATTCATATGGAATAGCTTCAGTATGGGGATTAGGAGATAAAGTACAATCTTCATCTTGGTTATTAGAAAAATATTTAAACATAGCAGAATAATGAATATAGAACAATTAGTAAAAGATTACCCAAACGATATGGAGTTGGGAAAGGCTGTACGAGATATATACAGAAAAGAAAAAGAATATCTCAACCAACATAAGGATATAAAAATATATGAATCACCTGATAAGGGAGAAACAATATATGAAAGACCTTTTGGTGGAGATGTAACGAAAAGAAAATTAGTAACAAAACAATTAAATTTATTCGATGAAATTAATTAAAAAAGAAAGTCAATTAAAAACTCCATTGATTGCAAAACCAATGAGTAAAAAAGAAATTGATTCAATATCAACAACTTTATTAACAGAACTTACTAAACATGGTGGTATTGGACTATCTGCAAATCAAATTGGTTTGGATATTCGTGCGTGTGTAATTAATGTTAAAGAACCATTGGTATTAATTAATCCACGAGTTATTGATGTATCTAAGGAAACTGTTGCGTATGTAGAGCAATGTTTATCATTAGATAAAACCATGAGAAAACCAGTTAAAACAATAAGACATAAATCATTTAAACTAGAATGTGATAATTTAGGTGTAGTAGAATTTGGACCAGATAAGGTAGATTCTGAATGGAAAGATTCTAATGAATTCTTTTCAGATGAAGGATTATTAGAGTGTGTTTGTGCTCAACATGAGATAGACCACCTTAATGGAGTTCTTATAACAGATTCTTCAAGAAGATATACTACTACAATTATTGCACCAAAAAAATATGGTAGAAACGAAAGGGTAATGGTAAAATTACCAGATGGTTCTACTGAATTTATGAAATACAAAAAAGCAGAACCACTACTTTCAGTTGGTTGTGAAATCTTATAATTTAAACTAAAACATGGGAAAACTTATATTTACATATACAGATAAAGACTACATAGAAGATAATAGAGAAGTAAGCAAGATTGAATTAGATGTACCAGATGATATGGATATTCACGAATTCAAAGTAGTTTGTGTTAGGCTTGCATCTACAATCGGTTATAGTAATAAATCAATAACAAAGGCGTTTGGGGATTTAATCTACGGAGATGAAAATCCAAATACTATAAAAGAACTACTACATGAACTCAACGTCATTACAAATAAAAAAACTTAACGATAGGTTGTTAACACAAAATGTGATTATACAAACACTTATAAATATTTTGATTGAAAGCGAGTTAGTTACAGAAAAAGAATTACAAACAAAGATTGAAGATAACCTTGATGATATTCAAGATATAATAAATTCAATTGAGATAACAACCTCAGATGATGAAGATGATTCAGTTATGAGCTCCATGTATTTTGGACCACATGGAGAAGCCTAAAAATTTATTACATTTTATTTGGATATATGGAATTTTTTTCGTATATTAGTAGAATAATATGTTTAATTAAAGGGAGACCTTATGAAAAGACAAGTAATATTTACGTTAGTACTTTCAGGACTATCGTTTGGAGTAATTGACTCCGCAGTAACTAAAGATAAATCAACTAATCAAACTGAATTAATTGATTTACAAAAAGAAAGAGAAGAAGAACTCTGTAAAATTGAAGAAGAAAAATACCTACTAGAATTGCATCATGAAGAAGAGTTACAAAACTTTTTAGATGCATTAGGATTCAGAGAAAGTGGTAATAGATATCACATAACAAACAAGTGGGGATACATGGGTAAGTATCAATTTGGAAGAAGTACTTTAAAAGGATTAGGATTCAAAGTAACTAAAGAAGAATTCTTAAATAACCCACAACTACAAGAAGAAGCAATGATGGCTTTATTACTACACAACAAAGAAAAACTTCAAAAGTATATCGATGTATTTGATGGACAAACTGTTAATGGTATGTACATCTCAGAAAGTGGTATATTGGCAGCTGCACATCTTGGAGGACAGGGTTCTGTAAAACGATACTTTAAAAATGGAAAAGTTTTTAAGGATGGTAATGGAACAAAAATCACTTCTTATATGAATAAGTTTAGTGGTTATGAAATTAAATTAAAACCAAATTCATGATAGAATTATTAACTACCTATAATATTGTTATAGGAATTTCAGTAGTCATAAATATCGTACTACTAATAGGAGTTCGAAACCTATTAAAACAAAACGAACAATTAGAAGATAGGGTAGTAAATACCATTTATTCAACTAGAGATAAGGTAGAAAATGCATTAACTTCAATGAGAAAACTAGATACTAAACAAGCATTTGAAAAAGATGATGAGGTTGGTATAAGCTTTAGTGAAATAAAAAAAATAATAGAAGAGTTAAACAACGAAATATAATGGCGAAAAAAAGGAGAAAAAAATCCAAAATTTATTTTGGTACACCTGCACAGGAAGCAATAATAAAATATAATGCAAGTGATAATTTTGAAGAAAGGTCTCAGATATATGAAGAAGGAATCAAATACCCATTCGAAAAACTTGCAGAAAATGTTCTTAATACATTCAAGTTTTCTTATTTCGATGTACCAAAAAAAGATATCCAAACAGAAGTAGTATCTACAATGGTAGAAAAAATGCATATGTTCAAACCTGGTAAAGGTAGAGCATTTTCTTACTTTACAATTATAGCAAAGAACCATTTAATTTTAAAAAATAATGGTAACTACAAAAGATGGAAACAAAACAATCTCCTTTCACAGATGCCCGAAACATGGAATCCTGAAAATGATTTTAATGAAGTTGAAGAAAATAATGAATTCAAAGATTTTAAACAATTGATGTTAGAATTTTGGGATAGTAATTTAAACTCAATCTTTACAAAGAAAAGAGATTTACAAATAGCAGATGCTGTATTAGAATTATTTAGAAGAAGTGAGCATATTGAAAACTTTAATAAAAAACATTTATATCTGTTAATCAGAGAAATGACTGATTGTAAAACTCACTACATTACTAAAGTTGTCAATGTAATGAAAATACATCAAAAGAGAATGTTAAATGATTATCTTGAACATGGGGATTTCAGAACAGAAAAAGAAAAGTTTGGTGTAGAAAAGAATAATGATTTTATAGATACTGATTACTTATAATAAAAAATATTAATGAGTTATATATTAGGAATTAGTTGTGGATATCATGACTCAGCGGCATCTTTAATAAAAGATGGTATAGTGTTAGGAGCGTGTGAAGAAGAAAGATTCACAGGTATAAAACACGATTCTTCATTTCCACATAATACGATTGATTGGTTATTTAAAAAGTATTCTATAACCAAAGAAGATTTAGATTCTATTTGTTTCTATGAAGCTCCTTTTGAAAAATTAGATAGAATAGAAACCTCTACAAAAAAAGGTGGAGTATTAAAATACTTTAACAGAAAAAGTATTATTATTAATAACAAAACTGCATATAAAGAATTAATGTTAGATATTGATTCTTATACTGGTAGTAAAACAAATGTTGTGTTTACCGAACATCACCTATCTCATGCAGCGTATTCATATTATACTTCTCCATACAATAACTCTATTATAGTTTCAGTTGATGGGGTTGGTGAATGGGAAACAACTACAATATATGAGGGAACAAAAAACAAACTTAAAAAATTAGATTCAATAAAATTTCCACATTCACTTGGAATGTTCTATTCTGCATTTACTGCATTCTTGGGATTTAAACCAAATGAAGGGGAATATAAAATGATGGGATTGGCACCGTATGGTGATTCATCTAGGTATATAGATAAATTCGATTCAATTATATCAGGTAAAGGGGGTAACTTTAAATTAAACATGGATTTATTTACATATGAATATTCAGATACACATATGTTTAATGAAAAACTTGGAATGTTACTTGAACTACCAAACAGATTACCAGAAGAACCACTTACACAAGACCATAAAGATTTAGCGGCATCTGTACAAGCTATATATGAAAAATATTTTTTTAATTTATTGGAAAAAGCTTTTTCGTTATCATCATCTCGTAACTTATGTTTAAGTGGAGGTTGTGCGTATAATGGAACTGCAAATGGAAAGATATTAGAAAAAACTTCTTATAATAATTTATGGATACCACCTGCACCATCTGATTCTGGTTCATCAATTGGATGTGCTTTGCATTATTACTATGATAATAATGTATCATTGAGAAAGATAAACACCAATCCATATTTAGGTCCAGAGTATTCAAAGGAATCTATAAAATCTACTATTGATAAATTTAAGAAATATATCTATGGAGAATATGTAGTTAATTCTCAAATAATAAAAATTATATCTAAAGAAATTACTGATGGAAATATAATTGGTTGGTTTGAGGGTAGAATGGAGTTTGGTGCAAGAGCACTAGGTAATCGTTCTATATTAGCAAATCCAAGAGACCCTCAAATGAAATCTCGTTTAAATATGATGATTAAAAAAAGAGAAGGGTTTAGACCATTTGCTCCTATTGTACATAGAGAAAAACAGGTTAAATATTTTAAATATAATAGATTAGTTCCATATATGAATCAAGTAGTAAAGGTTAAGAAAGAATTCGTTGATAAACTTCCTGCTATAACACACATTGATAATTCTGCAAGAATACAGAGTTTAGATTCTAAAGATAATCCAAGAATATACTCTTTATTAACTCAACTTGAAATAGATAATGAGTATCCAATTGTTATCAATACCTCTTTCAATTTAAAAGACCAAACAATGGTTCTAACACCAGAAGATGCAATAAAAACATTCCTTGATTGTGAAATGGACACTCTTGTACTTGGAAATTATATTATTAGAAAAACAATTATTTAATTATTAAAATATACTTATTGAAAGATAGAGGACACTGTTTTAAGTTATAAATTACCTCGGAAATCTCTAATCGTATAATAAAGTGGTTAGTACAAAATACCCCTCCAATCGGTGGGGTTTTTTTATACATAAATATATAAACCCCTAATACACTTATTTAATTGAAGGTTGAATATATATTGTAATTTTTTTTATCATATATACCATAGTTATTAACGGATATCCCTTAGTTTTGCAAGATGGAAAAGTTATTCATATTTAATTAAAACAAAAGGAGAACAATATGGAATTTTTGAAAAAAATAGGCTCTTGGGCTGAAGAATTAACAAAAATTGGTATTAGCATCATTGCCTTGGGAGTTGTACTTGAAGTACTCTTCAAAGGTACAAACATCCCTTTTTGGCCAGAAGTATCAGTAGTTGATAACATTATGGGCATTCTAGGAAGTTTAAGTGCTGAAGGTCTGTTAGGACTTGTAGGGGCTTTTGTACTGTACCACATTATTAAGAAGTAAGGATTAGAAGTAATTCTAATAACGCGTTTAAGATTAAACCTCACACTAAAAGTGGGGTTTTTTCGTTTACTATATTTATATACAACTAATATGGTATAATCATGAGTATAGAATTTGAATTATTTCCTGGAAAAAACCTTAGTGGATTGTTTAAAGATATCTATGATAATCAACAAAACAAGAAACAAAGAATATCAGAACTGATTTCAGAAATGAGAAATGTAATCAGACATGCTGGGGATATGGCAGTAATAGGACCAATCCTAAAAGACTTAATTGATTCATCAATCAGAAACGATGAATCATTAATTAAGATGAGTGCAATTGCACAAAGAATTATAGGTGCAGCACAAAAATCAGAAGGAGATACTGGTTTTCTTTCTGATATTGAAAAAGAACAACTACTAAGACAATTAGATGAAACTATTTTACAAGTAGCAGATGAACAAGATGTTAAGGTTGATGAACTTACTAACGAAATAGAAGAACTTAAACAAAAGGTTGGAGAGTAATGCAAAGAATACAAAAATCTAATTCTAGTTTTTTAACTAACAATCAAAATAATAAACAAAAGTTAGTTACAGGTACCGTAGTATATGTTCATATTAATGATACCGAGTTTGAATCAATAACAATACCAGATGATATAACTTCAGATGTATCGGATTTAGATTCAGTACTTGGATTTGCTAAAATTGTTGAAAAGGGAGATACTTCATATGATTTCGATGATTTAAATGATTACCCACCATTTAATATTGATGAAGGACTTCCATTACTTGGTGAGGTAGTTGAATTAATTAAAGTGGGTGGTAATTCACATTACAAAAGAATTCATAATATAGATATCAATGCAGGTAATGCAGTTGAGGATGCACAACTACAAGGATTGCCAGTAGAAAACTCAGATTCAAATTCATCCGGATATTCAGAAACATCTCAAACAGGAACTCCAAACTCAGGAGGTGATGGTGATAGAAGTAATAAACTTGGAGAATATTTTGAACCAACACAAATCAATCCACTTGTATATTATGAAGGTGATAAGGTAATACAATCGAGATTTGGACAATCAATTCGTTTTAGTGGATATAACAATGAAGAAAATGTTTTTGCTCCAACTATACTAATAAGAAATAGGCAAAATGATAAATCTATTGAAGATTTAAAAGAGTTTGAAATAACAGAAGAGGATGTTGTAGAAGATGGTTCTACTATCGCTATAACTAGTGGAGATTATGAGTTAGCATTTACTCCTGGTACTGCTGATGTTCCATTTGAAACTGAACCTATATATCATACCCCACCTGAAGAACTAAAGGCAACAGACCAAATTTTAATTAATAGTGGTAGAATAATACTATCTTCTAAAGATTCAGAAATGATATTCTTTTCTAAAGGGGATTATTCATTTATTTCTGATGGTAAGCTTACAATCGATAATGGATTAGATGGTGCTGAAATAGATTTAAATGGAGAATATAGAACAACTACTAATGATAATAATATGTATTTTTTAGGTGGTAGTGGTGAAATATATTTAAATACCGAAGAAACAACAGAACCTTTGGTAAGAGGTGAAACTCTACTTGGATTAATGGAAGAGTTAATTGATGCCATAAATGTACAAGTATTTCAAACTCCATGTGGTCCAACTGCACCTGGTCCAACTAACAAACCTACCTTTAATCAGATTAAATCAAAATTGAATACATTTTTATCTACTTTAAATTATACGGAGTAATAATATGTCATTCAATACATTTAAAGCAAATATGGAAAACTATATGACCAACCAAGGTGGTATAGGTGCATTTGCTGATTTTGCTAAAAAGATTACTCAAGAATATAATATGTGTATTTTGAGAGGGTTTCAAGATACAAACATGATTCCATTATCTGCGGGAAATACTGCAGGAATGGAAGCGTTGGTAGCTATAGCGTGTGCAACTGCTTTATCAAAAAGTGATGGATTACATACATTTGCAGATGATATTGGTAAGGGAGTAGTTGCGTTTTGGACAGGTGCTACACTTACAGTTGGAATTCCTCCTATAATACCAGCAACTGGAGCAATTCAAAACATAACAACAACTGCAGCGGTGTGTATGAATCCAGGTGCTTGGTCTCCAATCGGTCCTTTATCAAATACCAATGAAACAAGTACTTTTTTATCACTACTTGCAGCTGGTATGCAAACCCATCTAACAACAACCGTATTTATGTATTCAACAATATCCATTTATCCTGGTGCACCACCACCCGTAGCACCTGGTGTTTTGATACATCCAGCATACTTAGTACCAGGTTAATAACCATAAAATTAATAGTAATATATTTATATTAAGATAAACAGAATCAAAATGAACAACAAACAATTAATAAAAGTAATAAGAACTCTTGTTGAGGTAGAAACTGCCAAACAACAAGAACGTTTTTTATCGAAAACTTTTCCAAAGATATTGGAAGAGGAAGTAAGTAGAAGATTAGCAGAGGTGAAGGGGGGTGTAGCCGTTCCCTCAACGCAAGTCGTTAGTGAAGAGATAGACCCTTTCCAACAAGTAGAACTTGCGTTAGAACAAGAACGAGCAACACCAACGAAAACATATTCTAAAAACAAATCTATAAACGAGGTTTTAAATATGACAACTCCCTTTACAAAAGCACAAAGAGCAAGTGGAGGAACACCCGGTGGAGGCAAATCAGTATTAGATACTCTACCACAACAAGAACCAATTCAAGAGAGTATGGATAAAACCGTATCATTTACATCTCAAGGAGCAGGAGCTGGAGTTGAGGGAATGAGAACACAGATGGCACAAAAAATGGGGTATGGAGATGTATCACGAGGACCAAGTAAAAATGGTCTTGGAGTTAAGACAGGTTTAGCCGGTCTTGATAAAATACTAAACAGAGATAATTCTGCATTGGTTAAGAAATTTAAAAAATAAGATAAGGGGAGTGAGTAATGGCATTTATACTTGGTAAAAAAACACTTAAAGATTCCGAAGAATTTGATTCTTATGCATATGGAATTACACTACCAATACAAGGTGGTAATACAGGATTTTTTTCACAAGCATTTACATCACTTGAGCAAGCAAAAGCTAATCTTAAAAATTTGTTATTAACTGCAAAGGGTGAAAGAATAATGCAGCCAGACTTTGGTTCAGGACTAAGGTCATTATTATTCGAACAAATGGATGATACTGAATTTAAAAAAAACATCCAACAAACTATTTTAAAAAGTGTAGAGTATTGGTTACCTTACATTAGAATAGAAGCAATTGATGTAGATATGGCAAGTGAATTAAAAGATAAAAATCAAGTAAATTTAAATTTACAATTTACAGTTGGAAACGATATTGATTTACAAGAAATAACATTGGTAGTACAGGAATAATATTATGGCATTAAACTCAGCTAATTTTAAAAGTAACAATGGAAGAGATATAAAATATCTAAGTAAAGATTTTGCGTCTTTTAGAAGTAACTTAATTGAATACTCTAAAACTTATTTTCCTAAAACATATTCTGATTTTAACGAATCTTCTCCTGGTATGATGTTCATAGAAATGGCATCTTATCTTGGAGATATATTGTCATACTATACAGATGATTCATTGAAAGAATCATTAATGTTATATGCAGAAGATAAGCAAAATGTAATTGCTCTTTCAAACTACTTGGGATATAAACCAAAAGTTACTTCACCTGCAATCGTAACAATTGCGGTGTATCAATTAGCACCTTCTATTGGTAGTGGAGAAGATAACAGACCAGATTCTGATTATTACTTAAGAATAAGAGAAGGTATGGTTGTAGAAGCAGCTAAAACAAATGTTCAGTTTAGAACAACCGAACTTGTTGATTTTAATGATGCAACCGATAGAGAAATTACAGTTTATACTGATTCAGCTGGAGAAGCAACACAATACCTTATTAAAAAATATGTAAAAGCAATTTCAGCTACATTAAAAACCGTAACTAAAACATTTAGTTCACCTCAACAATTTTCTAAAATAAATCTTGCAGATAAAAATGTAATTGATGTATTTGATGTACGAGATGCAAATGGTGGTAAGTGGTATCAAGTTCCATACTTAGCACAAGAAATGGTATATGTTGATTATCCAGTTTCAGAGCAAACTGATAAAGATTTGGCTCAATTTAAAGATTCTGTATCAAATATATTAAAAGTATTGAAAACTTCAAAAAGATATGTAACTAAGATTAATCAAGATAATACAACTACACTAGTATTTGGTGGTGGTAATTCAACAAATGATGAAGTATTAATACCAAGTACAAAAAATGTTGGATTGGGATTAAATTCATCCATAGATAAAATGAGTTCTACGTTTGACCCTGCTAATTTCTTAAGAACATCATCTTATGGACAAGCACCTTCAAATACAACTCTTACAATTTCTTATCTAGTGGGTGGCGGTGTATCTTCTAATGTTTCTAAGGGAGAACTAACATCAATAAAAAGAATTGAATTCGATGATGATGTAAAAACATTTTCACAAAACGAATCTACTTTATATAATAAAATGAAAGCTTCGGTAGCAGTTGATAATGAAACTCCAGCAACTGGTGGTAGGGGTGAAGAAACTATTGATGAGATTAGAGAAAACGCATTAGCTAACTTTGGTTCACAAGGTAGAGCAGTAACAAGAAAAGATTATCAAGTTAGAGCATTGGCATTGCCTCCTAAATATGGTGGAATCGCAAAGGCATATTGTTCACCAGATGGTCAATTGGATAATAACTCACCTGGTTCATTATTAAAAGATACTGATTCAATTGAAGAACTAATGGGTGTGGTTAACATGGTTAAAGACCAAAACCTATCAGATGCAGAAACACGAGAAGAAGTTAAAAGATTATTAAAAAGTAAAAAGGGTAGTCCTGGTGAAAAAAATAATCCATTTGCAATTAACTTATATATTCTTGGATATAACTCAGATAAAAATTTATCTATATTGAATAGAGCAGTTAAAGAAAATCTGAAAACATATATTGGAGAATATAGAATGTTAACAGATGGAATTAATATTATTGATGGGTATGTTATAAACATAGGACTTGATTTTGAAATAAGAGTTTATGGTGGATATAATAAAAGAGAAGTACTTGCAAAATGTATATCAGAATTAAAGCAATATTTTAATATAGATAATTGGACGTTTAATATGCCAATTAATATATCTGCAATAGAAATTTTACTAGCAAGTATTGAGGGAGTACAATCTGTACCAAAATGTGAAGTTACTAATAAGTGTTTAGGAAAATACTCAGAACATTCATATGATATACAAGCAGCAACAAAGGGTAAAATGGTGTATCCATCAGTAGACCCTTCTGTATTTGAGGTTAAGTTTCCAAATAAAGATTTAAAAGGGAGAGTAGTATAATGTATCATTTCGTAACATCATCCAAAGATTCAACAATTTATTTACAACAACCAAGTCAAAACACTGGATTGGATGAGATAATTGAGGTATCTAAAACTTTCTATGGTAATCTTAAAGATAATGCAAGAGCATTAATAAAATTTGATACTACTCCATTATCACAATCAATTGCTAGTGGAGATATCACAATGAGTTCTGCTCATTTATTATTAAAAGAATCTGATGCAAATGAGATTCCTATGGATTACACAATTTATGCATATCCTATATCACAATCATGGGATATGGGCATTGGAACACGATTTGATGATATATCAACCGATGGTGTAAGTTGGGAAAACAGAGGAACATCCACAGAAAGTTGGCTAGGAGATGGTGGATATGCGAGTGGTACGAGTGGTTCTTTTAACGGAAAGGGTGGTACATGGTACACCGGTTCGGTTGGTTCACAAGATTTTTCATATCAATCGAGTGATATAGAAATGAATGTACTCAGTTCAATGAATAGTTGGATTGGTGGTACACTACCAAATGAAGGATTTATAGTAAAACATTCAGATGCAAAAGAAGCAGATACAGTTGATTATGGAGAATTAAAATTCTTCGGTAAAGAAACTGCAACAATATACCAACCTAAAATTAGAATTGGCTGGGATGATTCGGTATTTACAACAGGTTCATTAACAGAATTAACTTCTGAAGAAATTAATGTAACGTTTAAAAGATTAAAAGTAAGATATAAGGTAGGGAGTACACCAATGATTAGAGTTTTTGGTAGAGAAAAGTATCCTCTTAAAACCTATACAAATACATACGCTTATAATGATTTATATTATTTACCATCTACAACATATTATCAAATAAAAGATATCGTAACAGGTGATGTAATAATACCATTCAATGATAACTATACAAAAGTTAGTTGTGATACCAATGGTAATTATTTTAAATTAGATTTATCTAACTTTGAATATAATAGAGATTACTATATTGAAATAAAAACAATAAGAAGTGGTGTAGTAGAATATTTTAGTGATAAAGATTTAACATTTACCGTAGAGAAATAACATGGGGTTAAAAGATAGATTTCGAATTGATGAACTTGTTAAAAAAGGTTCTAAAGCAATTCCTCGTGATGAACGAGGTGGAATCCGAGTGCGCAAAAGAGATGGTAAACCGTTACCACCGGGATACTCTTTCAAAGAGGGTTATAAATATCCAGTAAAATTACCAGAGAAATTTATACCATATGGTAAAAAGCCAATCAAATCTCCAAACGATACAAAAAAATTCAAAGCTGATTTTGTAGATACATTGCCTCCACTAAAGAGTCTTGCGGATTTAGAAGCTCAAAAATCATTTGGGGGAGAAACATCTGGTTTCATTGAAAAACCTAATTATGATGAAAGTGAACTTAAAAAGGCAATTGATGTAAAAGTTGATGAGTTAATAAAACCCAAAAAAGTTCAAAGAGGTGATTTTGTTCCTAAACCAAGATATACTAGTTTAGAAAAAAAGTATGAAAATGCACAAAAACAAATAAAGACAATAACCTCACAACGAGATAATGCGTTATCTAGTATTGCTTCACTTGAGGGGGAGATATCATCTTTACAATCACAACTTGATTCATGTCAAGCTCAACTTGATGCACAGATTATAGAAACCGAAAAAGCAACCGATAGATATAGTGATTTACTAAAAGATTTTCAGACTTCTTTAATAAAGGGTACAAAGGAAGGTATTGAACGAGCATCTTTATCTGCACAAGCTCAGGGATTACAAGCACAAAAAGAAACCTTACAAGCACAATTAGCATCACAACAAGATATTGTAAAATCGTTACAAAATCAACAAGAGATACAGGCACAAGTTGCCGAACAACAACAAGAAGCAGCGGAACAACAAGTTGAGGCAGCTAAACAAACAAGTTTATTGGGGTTAGTTGAGGATAAAGGACAATTCCAAGTTAAGGGTACAGTTGGTTGGGCACTTCATCCATCAAGTAAAAATAGAAAAACAGAACAAGCTGCTAGATGGGATGATAGAAAGAAAGGTGATAGGGGAAGATTAACTGGTCTTAAATATGATTGGTATAACTTAGGTGAAGAAGCAATCACACTTAGCGTAACGGAAACTGTAATTAACAACAAAAAATGGTTAACAGGTGTTCCTAGTTCACTTACTATTCCTGCAAGTCCTGATGGTGGTTCAACACCTGGTAAGAAAACAGTTACTTTTGGTAGGGGAAGTATAGGTAAGGGAACTTATGAAACAGAAATAGAATGGACAAACACAACCACTAATGAGAAATTTAAAATGAAAACTCGTTATTGGCAAGCAAGACGTAGAAGAAAAACCTAATAGATTATGGCTTTAGAAACATTTAAAGAAATAGTAGAGAGAAAAGGATATCTCGTAGAAAATGAAGATAGAAAAATTTTCGAAAAGGAAATTAAGAAATCTAACTTCGGACTAGGTGCGTCTGATATGATTGAATTCATTTTATATGATTCAAATGATAATCAACTACCACAAGGAGAGGATGCAAAACTTGTTAGATATATTCATATAGATGATAAAAACATTAATGATTATTTTTTAATAACAAGAAATGAAGAAACTAAAAAGACAAATGATGCATCTGAGTTTATAATTGATTTAGAAAGATTAATTAGAGAAGCTGGATATTCTAATGGTATATTCAAGACTCAAATAACATTACTAAACAGAAGAGTCGGTTCAGAAGAAGGAGAAACTGATAAATTATGGATACATGAAATATCACCAACACGAACCGAAATAAGAGTTGTTCCTTTAAAAAATACAAATAAACCCAATGAAGATTTACTAAGAAGGTATGGGTTATTCACCGATGAAGGAAACTTTAGAGATGATACCATTTATTATGTTAGAAACTTTATTGATAGTATTGATATCTTTAAGGTTGTTGATAGATTTATAAGAAGTAAGGGTAGAATTCGTGATGGAAGACGATATCAAAAACTAGTTCAACAAGAATTTAAAGTAGGTTCATTTGATAATTTGTTAAATGATATAAAAGCTAGATATCTTGAGTCTATGGATTATTTCATAGTTGGAAAAGATTGGGATATAACATCAAACACTTATGGTAAATCAATTAATAATCCTGATTTATTAGAATTAACAATTTCAAAAATAAAAAGAGTAGCAGAAACTGCTATACGAAATTCGGTTGAGTATTATTTACCAAAACGTAAAATACAAAATAGTATTGAATTAACCGCAGATGAACAAATTACGTTTGATAAGGTTAAGAAAATATTAAAAACTATTAAAGCAAATCAAAAATTTCCAAGTACCATACCATCTGAAGTAGGAGGTGTAGTTAGAGGTTGTACAGATAAAGAAGCACTTAACTATAATCCACGAGCAAAAGAAAACGATGGTAGTTGTAGATATAAAGAAACAGAAGTAGCAGCTGCTGTTGTAGAGGGTTGTACTGATAAGAGTGCAGTAAACTATAATCAGTATGCAAATAAAGATGATGGTAGTTGTAAATATCAAGAAGTGGTTGAAGATTTTGCTGATTTAGGAGGAGGACTTGATACCGATACAGAGGTTGTAGTTGACCCTCCACCACCTCCACCACCAAAACCAGTGTACAAATATACAACAAAAATATACTATATTTGGTCAGAAACTGGTTCAATAAATTATACCGATAGAACTGGAGGAAAGGTTGTATCATCTGGTATTGAATACGATGCTCTAAAAATAACTTTTAGAGATGATGGACCTCCGAAGTTTGTTAATGATGTAAGAGAAATACCAAAAATAAAAATTACACCACCACTTGTTGTTGAATATAGAGTTCAGAACCAAAGTAAGGTAACAAGGCAAAGACCAATTTTCTTAGAAAGAAAACGTTTTAATGATATTCATCCATTTGGTGATAGAGAAGGATACAATCGCCGTAACAATAGTTTACAAAAGTATCCAAATGTAATTGAAGAGTTTGAAGAAATATTTGCGGGTTCTTCTTTATCTTTTTCTTATAAGAATAAGTTAAATCAACAAAAAACAAGTTCTACAATAGAACCGAATGATTCGTTAATAATATGTGCAGTTGAAAATTCAATATCAAGTGTACCTGGTCTTAAAGTAACACGAGTAGGAACCTGTGGAGGAACATATCCACAAGTAATTACCGTACCTAAACCAAAATATAAATGTAATAATTCACGAGCGATAAACTTTGGTGAAGTTGGTGTGTGTAAATATGCACCAAAACCTGAGGACCCAATACTACCACCTCCACCACCTCCACCACCGCCAAGAAAGAGGTGTCTTGACCCTAATGCAGATAATTATCAACAGTACGGGGTATGTACTTATCCAATTTTTGTTGATGTTGTGGATAACCCAATTCAAATAGTTCAAAATACACCACCTAGAATCACTAGTAGTGGAAACGGTGGCGGAGGCGGCGGCGGTGGTGTGAACGAAATATTAGCAGCAATGGATGAACAAGGAGGTATTGAATTTGGAGGAGTTGGCCGTGGACGTGGTAATCAGAGTAATACATTTAGAGAATCCTTTGGAGGTAGATTCAACTAAATT